CGTTGTAATTCACAATAGGAGTAACCGCCACAAACTGGGGCTGCAATCCATTTTGGCCCGCGTCCGCCCATTCAGCCCGGGTGATAGACTGTAGGCTTGCCCAGACCTCATTTTTGCTTTCTGAGGCGATTACCTGCCCGATGTCATCTTGGCTGTACGCCTGAGAAATCAGATAAATCAAGCTATCCATTTACCGCACCCTTTTCTGAAAACAGGCGGTTGTTCAGTGCCCAGCGTAACATTCTGGGCATCTGAACATTTTCCTCACGCCTGCGCCGGTACAAATAAGCGGCGTACATTTCAACCAACATTCCGTCGCTTTGCGAATCAGCCAAGGTTATCCCCTCGGTGGAGATGTAATCCTTGGCTGACGCAATAAGCGTTTGCAGGTAAGTGTCCAGAGCGCTGCTGGATACCATAAGATCAGTTTTTAAAATGGTTAAGATATCAGCGTCAGTCAAGGAAATCCCCCCTAAAATCAGCCTGCTGCCGCCTTAGTGACGTTCACGGTATAAACGCGCACGGCGTTGCCCTGGGTCACGGTGACCGTCAAGGGATAGGCTTTCCCGTCAGCAGTCCAGGTTACCGTGCCGCCGTTACGGACATTCTTTCCGTTATAAGCGACAGCGACCTGAGCGCCCGGCTGGGTTGCGGTGGCCTCCACCTTTGCGTTGGTTCCAGAAGCCGTTACTGTGTAGGAATACACATTGGAATCAAAGCTCGGGCTTAAGGATTCAGAGCCGACAGCCAGTTCGGAAAGCTGCGCGTCGTTTGCGGTATCGGCCGCAAAGGTCATTGCGGTAGTTACAGATTCATCATTGATATTGATCGCGACGAACGCACCGGGAATCACGGGCATACCATCAGCGCGCTGCTTGCCTTTAAAGACAGTGTTATCCTGGATAAACTGTACCTCACGGCTGGATTCAATGGTCATGCCGGAGCGCATAGCCAAGAGATAAAGATCACCGTAGCCGCCTACAATGTCGCCGTCAGGCATAAATTCCAGAATATCGATATCGCCGTTGATGATGGGAAGAGTGCCGAATACATTGGATACAATATCGCCGGTAGCGGTAAAGGTAATTACTTTAGACTTTAATTGAGCATAAGTCTTGCTGTTCATAGCCCAGAACTGATTTCCACGGCTGTATCTGGTAAAGGTATTTCCAGCGGCAAGGGTTAATTCAGACCAGAACGCCGCGCCGGTGGAACTGGAACCGCCGATTTTCAGAATATTGGAGGTATGTAAGTCTACCCATTCCGGGGCGTTCGCGGGGTAATCAGAGGGCTTAGAGGCCTGTGCCAGTCTGGTCACAATACCAAGCGGCATTTTGCCTGCTGCGCCCTTGCCGTAAAGAATCGCCTTGTCCATTGCCAGGCCGATGCTTTCGGAGATCATTTCCACAATCCAACTGGCAAGGTTGATGTCGTTATCCTCCAGAAGGCTGTTGCACACCGGTACAAATCCAGCCACCTTATAGCCGTCCAAAGTTACCTGGTTGAACACAAAGGACAGCTCGTTGATCGCGCCGCACATCTCAGTCCATACAGCTTCAGGGACAGTTCCGGCAATAGTCTGCCGGGCTTCACCGGTTACATTGCGGACCCTGACACGGTTAAGCAGCTTGGAATAGCGGTACATGTTTTCGGAAATCAGGTCCAGGAATACAACCGGGATCGTCAGTTCCGCGCCGGAAATGGCTCTCTGCTGTCCCTTCATGCTTCGAAGCTGCGTCAAAAAGTCCTTGATGTCGTCACGTTCCACGATGGTTTTTCTCTGCTCCATAGAAAGCGCGTCAAACGCCCGCTGATTCATGGGCAGGCTGCGAATGTTGATTTCAGTCATATGATTTACAGTCCTTTCCTTTTGGTTTGGTTTTATTTCATCTAATTTAGGGGCGTCTGCCTCCAGCGCGGACAGGTCGGCCTCCAGGCCTTCAATTTCCCTGGACAGCGCGCTTTTGGCTTCCTCGTGGGCGCTTTTGTCGGCGTCGAATTTTTCTACCTCTTCGCTCACGGCCTGCTCCTGTTCAGGGGTTTCAGCTTCGTTGATAGCGGCTTCCAGCTCTGCCTCACGGGTTTCAAATTCCGAATCCTTGCTGCGGAGCAGCTCTAGTTCTTCCTTTTTCTTGTCAATGCTTCTTTTCAGCATCAGTATTCTCAGTGCCATTTTTTTCTCCTTTCAGACGGAGGAGCATTTCCTCCCGCCATTGTTCTTTTTTTCTCTTTTGAATTTCCTCGTAATCCCGTTTGCGCGCCTGGACGGAGGTGTCTTCATAGGCAGGAAAGGTTACTACGGAAACCTCATACAATTTGACCTTGTTCAGCTTCCAGACTGTAGTTCCGTTTTCCATGACCTCGGTGCTTTGATCGATAATGTCAAACCCAAAGCTGCATTGGCTGACATCTCCCCGCTTTACGCGCTCATAAAGATTCATTGCGTCCTGGTCTGCCTGGTTGATTGTGACGGAACCCCATAGACCGGTCTTGTCCGCTCTGAGAGAAAGCGTTCCGGCTGTGGTTCTTCCCAGTACCAGGGTGGTGTCATGATTTACTAGGGCCCGGATATCGCCGTTTAAAGCGTCGTCAAAAGCGTCCTCGTCAATGGTTTCAATGGCGTTTTCCCACATTTTATATTCGCTTCCGAATACGGCGAAATATCCCTCAATATATAAGTTTCCGTCTTCCGCGCGGGTGGAAAATCCGCCGTCTCTCACTAGGGCTGTGCGTTCACATGTCATGTGTTTTCACCTCCATTCAGCTTGTTTTGATCTCCCAGCTTATCCGCAGGGACATAATTTTCTAACGCCAGAAGGTCGTTCATATCCGGATCAGGGGGCATGTTTACCCAGCTGCGCCATTCATTGCGCCGCAGCGCCATGCGGTCTACCATTTCCGCCCCGGCGGATACCATCTCGGTGATCGAATAGTTATACAAACTCCACGGGTTAAAACGGAAAAACCACGCGGGATCATAAAGAAGCTTTTTTGTCATTTCCTGCTCGATACTTTTGGCAATCGGCATGATTGTGGAATTGATAAAGTTATTCCATGCGTCCCGCTGGAAATCTCCGATTCCTAAAACAAAAGGCGGCACGCCGAGAATGGCTGCCACCGTCCGTTTATCCAGCTGTACGAAATCCGCTAAAGCCAAATCGGAAAGGGTAAGGGGCCTAACCTGTTCCACGCTGAATTGATCCGCTGGAATCAGCCAAGGCTCTCCCGCTTCGTTCGATTCGATATAATCTGCAAGAAGCTTTGCGCGCCCTTCCTTGTTCGAAAATTCGTCGGTTAGAGAATCAACCTTGACGATGATAGACGGTTTCCACTTAGAGGACATAAAGCCCTTTTCAGTCGCGGACGCCTGTTTCAGGTTATTCGCCACATCTGCCAAAGCAACATGATAGCCGTCACCCTTCCACGGGTAATAATTTCCCGGGTTTAAAACAAAATGAAGGATACGATCCGGCGCGTATTCCGTCCCGGCGATCACAACCCGGTAATCCCAGAGGCCCACCGGCACAAATGCGGTAAAGGCGGGAGGAACAGGCTTTAAATCCCGTAAAATCCCGCGCTTGTATTCAGGCCAAACAACAGCGTTTCCGCTGCCCTCCAGCATAAGGGTTTTCACAATCCAGTGGATAAAGTTGGAACGTGTCATGTTATTGTTCGGATTGATATCCACCTTTCGGCTTAACTCATTTTTTACCCGCACGTCCCCGTCGTCCGTGTTTTCCATCAGGTGAATCGTCATGCTTGCGATCAGCCTGGCAATTGTGTCCACAGCTGTACAGATTTCCGGGTTTTGCGCCAGACTGGTGTAGCCTAAGCACTCCAGGGTTTCCCATTTGTTCTGTGTTACCAGCGCGATACTGCGTTTCTGCGCGGGCTCAGCCCGGGGAGCCGGCCTGCTTCTTTTATTCTTTTTGCTCATGTCTCACCCCACCATTTTTTTGCCGCCCTGCTTCTGTCAAGGCTTTCTAGGTAACGAATACAGGCGAACACAGACGCGTCAAAAAGATCGATGCGGTGTTCCGGCTGTACTTTGTCGTATTGGATCATGTCGTCCGTCTTTTCGACGGCGGACACGTTTTCCACACAATACTCGAAGGCTTCTGAGTGCAAATAAAAAAGAGCGCCGTTCTTGGCGCTCTGCTCTATATGCCGAAATCCTTCGGATTTTTTATAGTAATATTGAGGCTGGTCTATGATCTTGAAGCCCGCTTCCTTCATTCCGATGAAATATTCCCGGCAGAATTTGCGGTCATGGCCCACCTGCTTGATTTTAAATCCTTTCTTCCGCATGTCCACAAACCATTTCACCACATCGGAGTGGTTGACAGTAGGGGAGTTGCACATGGTAAGCCAGCCGTCGTCCTGCCAGCCAAACAGAGGAATATTATCCTGCTCGGCTTTTAAGTGAGCCGCGACAACAGGGAAGAAAGCATGAGTTATAATGATATCAACGCCCTTGTAATTTCCGAACAGCGCCGCTGCGGTCAGGTCGTGCAGTTTGGAAAGGTCAGCTCCTCCATACCAGTCAATCGGAAGCTTTGCCAGCTGTTCCAAGTTCCAGTTATAGGCCCGGTCACTCTTTCTAAACTCATCTATATTGAAATATGCCTTTAGGGCGTTGGTGTAAACATTTAAGCTTTTCGCAAAAAAATCCTTTCTTTGCTGAGGATCGTTCTGAGCCTGAAGGCTGTCATTCATGATTTCTTCAGGCCTGATCGAAACGCCGTAAGCCGGATTCGCCATCTCATGGACGGCGGGGTTTGTGTAATCAATATCGCCGTTTTCATCAGGATTGGCACAGCACATAAAAATAAAGTATTGCTCATCTTTAACAGTGCCGTCTAATATTTTCCGGCAGTATTTTAGTCTTTGTCCAAGAAAAGCCTGCTCGTTGTCTCCGGCAGTCGAAATGCCGATCAGCAGTTTATTGGTGTATGCCTTCATCGCTTCTTTAAAAAGATTGTATTGTTTGGGCTGTTTGAAAGCGTGAATTTCGTCACAGATCGCGATATTGCAGTTCAAAGAATCTTGCGCGTCAGGGTTAGCGGCCAGCGCGCGAATAAAAAAGGAACCGTCTGGGAGTGACGATTCCAGCGAATGTTCATTATTATTATCGATTACTTTGACCGTGCCTCCGTTTTTAGCGTTTTCTCCCATGCGGTCTATGTTATAATTTAAAAAATTGAAGCTCTCCAGAGACTGCATCAAAGCGGCTGCGGTGATATAGGTCTTGGAACCGGATTTACGATACCAAAGAGATAACGCCCACGCTAGGGCAGCCGCAAAGCTTGTCTTGATGTTTTTTCTTGGAATAAAGATCAATGCCTCATGGAACCTAACCACATCAGTGCCGGCCAGTTTAAAACCAAGAAGGTTATACACAATGAATTTATGGAATGGCTCCAGAAGAAACGGCGTGCCACGCAGCGGTGTCCCGTCAAGCTTTTCCCCTTGTTGGTGGCACAGTGTTTTTTCTATGATCTGAATACAAAATTCCGGGCCCTTGCTTTCTATGTAATAATCTGGGTTTTCTAAGTCACAAAAGAATCTGTCAACCGCTTGTTTTAATTCAATACATGCGATTTTCTTTCCGTCTCTTATGCTTTCGGCGTACTTTAGCACAGCAGGCCAGTTTTTCCCTTTAATCAAATTTAACGCTTGCCAGAGCGGCGGCCAATCCTCCGGCCTTTTCTTTCTTAACTGTATCGCCAGTCATCTTCTTATAACTGGAGGGGGTTAAACCTAATTCGCGCCAGTACGCCAATGCGCTTTTGTTTAAGTCGTCCCACAAGACTAGGAGGGGATTTTTTGTCATATTGGTGGAGCCGCCTTTATTCGTGTATTCGATCACGGATTTACCGCCGGAACCTTTAAACTCTTTAAAGGTTCTATCCCTTTGCTCCAAGATACCCGCAAGCGTTTCAATTGCCGAATTATATGCGCTGTTCTGCACACCGAGTGCAGCCATCTGCTCGTTTATTAAATTTTTCCAGTTGCTTTTTGTCATAAACTGCACCCTTTCTTCAAATTTAAGCTCAGAGTTGGAAAAAGTTACCCACGCCGGTCCCTATAGGCGTCCGGAAGGCGCGTCGGATAGGGGGGGGACTACGCATAATATTTTTCCATGCTTTGAAATATTTTAATTCCTTCGGTGTATCCAAGTTCAGATAACTGATTACAAAGAAGATCATCAGCCTCTATGTGTGCGGCTTCTATATCTTCTCTGGCTTGTACTGATATCAATTGCATGTGTGCTTTAAACTCTTGTGCATTCATGATTAATATCCTCTTGTCTTTTGCGCTTTCTCAGGGTGTGCCTTATTGTGGCACCCGGAGCATAAGCTGATTAGATTGCTGTCTGTGTATGCTAACTCAGGGTATTCATCAGCGTGCTTGATATGATGTACTGTAGTGGCTGATACTTGCTTTCCATATCGTTTGCACCATTGGCACATGTATCCATCACGGCGCAATATGGCTTTTTGCTTATGCTTCCATTTAGTAGATTTATAGTTGAACATCTCTATCTAACCTATAAGCCCTTTTACACATATCGTAATGGATACATCGAATCCATACAATCGTTTCACAGTCATTTCCATAGTTATACTCTGTTTGTAATATTTCTACATTTCCATAAGGGCAGCCTTTGCAAAAGGTTCCGTCCATCGTTTCTACTTGCATAATCTTTTATCCCTCCTGCATAGTTATCTTTCTAATTTGCTCTTTTAATAGTTCAAGCTCCCGCGCCCGTCTGGTTCTGCCCTGTGGCTGTCCTAAAATATTGGCTATACGGTTCTGTAAGGCCTGTTTTAGTTCACGGGGATATTGACACCTAGGCAAGGCGCAAATATGCTTTCCCGCCGTCTTGTAGCCGTCAAAAACACACTTTCCATCTCTTGG